GGCATGTTCTTCAGAATTGCCAACTTGAGCACGGAGAACAGGAACAGTGACTGGCAAAGATGTTGGCATAGCCAGTTCAATGTCGTCAAACCAGGCGAAGATGGTAAAAGTCGCTCCGTTGACAACGGGTGATGTTCCAGTCTGCACGGGATTGATCGGTACAATGTACATCTCTCCCATGTTAGAATGCGTGTCGATCAGATTGTAATGCGAAAGTGGTGCGCAATAGGGAATCTTAATTTCGACGGGAGCATTTGATCCAAGATCAATTTCCACACCTGGGTATCCCGTGTTGTTGGGCAAGGATCCAAGTCGAGCAGAGCGATTAGAAACTGCATCGAAAGGTGCGAAAAACATCCAATACTTGCCGTTCATGAATGGTGTTGCATTGAAGACAAGGCGGATCTTTACATTGGCTCGAAAGTATGTAAAATAGTCGAGCTTCTTCACAACGTTCGCTGATTTCTGGAAGATAATGTCCGGAAATTTCAACGTAACGTTAGTGAAGGCGGTATTAAATTCACCGTTCAGAACATTTACGGGACGCTTAAGAATAGCATGAATATCATGCATCTTATCGTCCTCAGCCATCTTTGTCCACGCAGTGGCGGTGGACATAAGTGGTTTTTCATAAGTCTCAATATTGACATCATCAACAAATGTTGTTATCTGTTGTGTGTCTTTGTCAGGTCCAAGTTCTGACATTTCATTATGTTGTGAGTTAGCAATCGCTTGAGTTATCAAACTTCCAATCGCGCGATTTCACGAATTTGGTCTAAAGCAACGGGTTAGTAGCCTGGATTTTGAGTGGCACACAATAACCATTAGAATCATAGATTCTCCACTATTCAATTTCTAAAACGAAATGTGAATACCGAGGACCGGGATTTGCTGCACTTTCCTTACGTTGATCGGAAAGTGCCCCTAGCCTCGGATTTAGCTGCAAGCAGCGAGACGACCGTATTTCTGAGCCTCTACGGTCCTGTACTCCTCATAAGTAAGAAAGAGGGGACGGACAGCGAAGTTCCGAGATGCAGTCGAATATTCCTTAATCCAGTGGGTAAAGATGTCCTTTCCATGCAGAGAGAGTTCGAATGCACTGGTTGTCAGATTTTCAGTCGTTCTCTCCTCGTGATCAAAATCGCCGCGCACCCAATTCACCATTTCCAAAACGACACCAAGGTCGAGAGGAGCAAGGTACTGGTGCTCAGATTCATTCCACACGAAACGTCTCTTCAAGTACGAAATTTCGTCTAGAGAGCGAAAAGGGATCATCTCACCTGATTTTTCTTCGTCCGTATATGTCATACCCATAGTGGTGTATCCATCGGCGATAGTAAGCTGATTGAAAAGTTTAATAACTTCATCACTAATGTTGACACAGTTGTCATCACCATAGGAGACCATAGCCACATGCTTATTAAAAGCGCTCATGGTACGGTACTCCGGGGGCATGACAGTCATCCATACATAGCGCATTGAAATCGAATTAAATAACGAATTCAATATGGCAGTGATAGGACAACCAGAGGGCTGAGAGTGAGTCCAAAGGTAAAGGTCATCGCCGTTCAAGTGAACTGAGTTGACAATTTCTTTCCAAAGGACTCTTCGAATTTGTGCGTTCTCTTCCCCATCATTGTAGAACTTATTAATAATCTCGACAACATCAGTGAGGATTTGCACAAGTAAGGTACCATCAAAGTTAGAGAAATCTCCCGCAATCACTTTGTTACCTTTGCTGCGAAGACGTTGAGCGGTACGAGTCCAATCCATAGAATAGACATTAGTGCCGATCGAAATCTCGTTGTCAATGCGATTTT